GCAGGAGTTGAGTTGATGGAGCGCTCAACCACAGACACGCCTACGGGCTGGGCGTAGCCCGTCGGGTAGAACGTCATGGAGGCAGTCTTCATGTCGATAGAAGTATCGAACGTCTCAGTACCCTTGAAGCTCACACCGAGGCTAGAGTTGTCGGTGAAGATCGGTACCTGCTTCTGGCGACCGTTCCAAGTTTTGGGCTTGGAGACGATGCGCTTCATAATCTCAGAACTGGTAGAGACGGTGTCCACTACCGATGAGTTGATGTCTTCGAGGGTTAAGTTCCCGACCCTATCGTTTTGAGCTGTTGCAGCCACGTTTACTACTCCTTAATTAAAAATATCCCTATGGCCACCAGCGCTATGACGGTCGCGCTCGTGGTTTTCCATAGGGATATACCCGTTAATCTTAGACTAGGGCATAAGTACTTTGAATGTCAAACTATTCGTCGAGTTTGGCCTGGACTTCCAGCACTAGTTGGTTGAAATCTTTAACGGACAGGTCGGGGGCATAGCGGTCAGAGATCAAGGTTGCGATCTTGAAAGCTTGTTCGAAAGTAGATTTTGCCATGGGAGAATAGATTCCTGTTGAAGTAATGGTCTGCGAAGTAGCGGGCAGTGAACCGAGCGTTTGAACGAAGCCCACGGTACCCATGTTCTGGCCGAACTGCCCTGGGTTGAGGATGCCGCTCACCCGAGTAGCCCTGTTCGGCCAATGGAGATGCCTTTGGGGGCGGTAGTAGCAGGACGAGGCGCACTAGGAGCGACCTTAGCCCCAGCGTTCTTGCGAGCCTGGGCGTTTAGCTCTCGGTCTGACTGAGTCTGAGCCTTCTCAGCTTGGCGGGCAAAGCCCTGGTAGGCATCAAGCAGCGAAGTCATGGGGGCGAGCTTAGCCTTGGTACGGGCGGCGTTCTCGACGCGGAAGTATTCCAGCAGCTCCATCTGGGCCTTCACGGCGGGCTGCTTGGCGACGGTCGGGTCGTTCCAGTTGGCCTTGGAGACATGGAGCTCGGCGGGCATAGGAGGTAGCTCACCCTTGCCGACCAGGTAGTCGAGCTCACTCTGCCACTGAGACATCTGACTCTCACGGGCAGCCGCGTTTTGGACAGTCTGGTCGTACTCCTGCTTCTTGGCCTCGTATGCCTTCGTGTCATCCTCTAGCCCACGCTCCATTTTGGTCTGAGCACGGAAAGCTCTGGCCACGGCAGCAGAGTTGCCCAGGTTGGGGTCGGACTCCAGTAGGGTATCAAACTGGTCGAGCGAGGTGATCTTAACGACCTTGGGGTTCTTGCCCTCGGCGTCAAAGACGGTCAGTTCAAAGCTGTAGTCTCCAGGCGTGAACTCGCCTGGGTCGGCTACTTCTTCGTAGACAACTTCTTCCGCCTGGGCTTTGGGAGCAGCGGGATCAGGAGTTCCACCTGGAACTTGCCCACCATCCGTATTTCCCTCTTTATCTTTGGCTTCTTCATTTTCTAGTAACTCGGCATTGGTCGGCAGATGCAGACCTTCCGCTCCTTCAGCATTAGCAATATCTTCGGGGGTTACGAGTAACGTGCCCTCGGGTTGGACTACTTCATCGGCCATAGGGAGTACCCTTTCTGTTAATGGTTATATCTTAGCATTTTAAGCTGGGCCACGGCCAGCGGGCGGAGCCGACTGGGCGGGCTGGGGAGCCGATTGCTGGGCGTTCCACGCCTGCGTCTGCTGGTTGCCGACGGTGGCAGCGGGCGCTTGCGGGGCGGGGCCACCTTGGTCGGGCGGCGTGGGCAGTGACCCGCCAGCCAGGTTGGCCGAGGCTTGGGGATCGACTGACCCGACCAGCCTGACATCGACCTTGGGCGGGAAGAAGGGTGGAGCGTCTTGCATGCCAGCGGCATCGAGGAAGTTGGACTGCATGTTGGCGGTAGCGGCGGCGGTGTGTTCGACGGCCATGAGGAAGGCAATAATGCGCTGAGCCGCCTTCATGTCGTCGGCCTTGAGCTTATTAAAGCGATTCGTAGTGACGTAGGTGTTGAAATACTGGAGGTAGTCGGCGTCGTAGTTGTCGCGCTCCTTGGGGGTCTTGTCGTTAATGAGCGCCTGAATGTCCATCTCGGCTTGGTTGTTGTCCATGCCCTGCTCGACGCTCTTGAGGTAGACGAACGGCTGCATGGTGGATTTGAAGAAGCGCTCGGTACGGATTTCGGGGTTCGGCAGACCAAGGTCTTCCATGGCGGTGAGGTAGTCAATCTTGCCCGCCTGCAAGAGTTCCTGGGCGACGGTGCGGATCATTGCTTTGTCGAGAGGAAGCGTGGAATCGACCTGGACGCCGATCTTAACGGCAGGGTCAATATTGTCCCCGTTGATGGAGACGAACTTGAACTTACCATCACCGCCTTTAGCCTGAAACGTGTAGTCGTCATCGTAGTAGACCCGCATCATCTGGAGCTTAATCGTGTAGTAGTCTTGCATCCCATTCTGTACGGCGCGCACCAGGTCGTCCTGCATCATACCCGACTGCTGCTTGGAGATCATGTCCCGAGTCGCCGTATTTTGCTTCTCGGGCTGCCCACCACGGAAGACTGAGGGCGTACCGAGCATGGTGTCGATCTCATTTCTCGTATCGAGGATGGACTGGTAAACCTCGGCAGGCAGGCTTTGAGCGGCTACGTTCTTGAAGGTCTTGGAGACATCGCCGCCTGAGTCCTTGGTCTTGACCAGGCCGATGGTCTTGGAGCCACGGTTAACCATCTTGGTGGCAGTGTCCTCGGACATAGCCTCTGCCGCCGCGATCCAGCGCCCGTTAGCGTAGTCGATGTTGTCGTGCCATTGCTTGTTGCGCTTGTTGAGAAGCGTCTGCATCGGCTTGGCCTGGTCGAACAGGGAGGTTTCGTCGATGTAGGACATACCCAGGTTGAGGTAGTTGAAGGTCGCAAACGGCTTGGGGGGCATGAACATGACGTTGGTCTGCTTCTGCTTCTTGTCGCTGCCGCCATATATCCAGTTGGGATTCGGGCCTTTGTCCAAGATGAGCTGGCCTGGATCATTGATAAAACTGGCCAAGCCCTCGCGGCTCTTGCCCTGGTCATCAATATAGGTAAACCAACATTCATAGTAAGTGCAATAGCGGCTAAGCTGGGAATAGACCCCCTTTTTGAAGCCGAAGATTTGGTACAATTCGTTTTGCTTATCTGGGAAGCGCGAACACAGTTCGTCGAGGGTGCAGCGGATACGGTGGTAAATCTTGTTTGGGTTAGAACCGAAACGGGCGAATCTGTCAATAATGATGTCAGAGGGGTCTACGACCTCCGAAACCACATCCCCGTTGAAGTTCTCGTTCGGGTCGAATCTGAGCTTGATAAAGGCGCGTTTTCGGGTCACAAGGTTCAAAACGGCGGCCCTGACCTTAGCTTCCATGCCTTCATCGACTGAGTGCTGATAAAGCGCCATCTGGAGGTTTCTGGCCTGCGCCAGCACCCAGTCGTCATCGGAGCTCGGAACGATTTCGGGAGCAGCTAATCTAGAAGTCGCATAGCTCAATATGGCCCGAACGCCCGCAAATAGGCGGTTATCGACCTCGTGGTTGTCGGCCCGCTTGAATGGAGCCCGTTCCCATTGATCGCCCAGCCAAAAGTTGATGTTTTCGGCGTCAGCTTGCTGCAAGTTGAACGGAGCCTTGTTCCAGTAGGCAATATCGTCATTTAGGGACGAAATTAGCATTTTATGGAGCTTATCGTCGGGACATTGGAGGTCAAACTCCCGATATGTCTCCTCTGGCGTCAAAAAGTTGGATAATAGCGGCGTATACGCGTTTTCGCGGGTTCCAGTCGGCTGCATGGGCTACTTTTCCCCCAAAACGAAGCAATAATGGGTGTGGCACTTCACCCCAGGCTCAATTGTGCCCGAGCAGCGCAGCGAAATACCCTGAGAACTGTCCAAATCCGCCACATCACCGATTTGAGCGACATCCGAGCCGATCAGTTCGACCAGAAAGTTCTTGCAACGGGGGCAATGGAACTTAATCATGCCAGGACGGTCGGAGCGATTAAGGAAAACGGCTAGTCGATAGCGCTTATCGGTCTGGGTGGCGGATTGCATGGGCTAATCGTAGCACAAGAACAATTGAAATGGGGTATTTGAGGCTAAAATTTGGGTTTGGGCACTATCAATTGATCGAGAAAGTCATAGGCTGCCGCCGCACTCAGTCGTACCTCATCAATCTCCAGCCCAGTCATCGGGTCGATGGTACCAGGCTTGGTCTTGTGCGACTCAACCCCGCCCTTATCCAGCCGAACCACCTCAATGCCACTAGTAGTCAGAAGATCGGTGGCCGCTTTGTCCCACCATTCGTGCTGGTAGTAGACCCGCCCGATAGCGCCATATTCGATGATCCGCTTGGCGCAGCTCAGACAAGGAGAAGTAGTGACGTACAGTTCATCTGACCTCGCCGCCGAGGCGAAACTACCAACCCTGCCCAGTACGGCTATCTCAGCGTGAGTGACAGGATCAGTGGTCTCGTCATTCCAGCCCACCAGTAGGACTCTACCTTTATTGACCAGGAGTGCCCCGACCTTGAGGTCAGCGGCATCACTTAATTTCGCCAGCGCGCGGGCAACAGACATGAATCTTGCGGGGGATGTACTCATATATATAGTGTACCATTTTGACACCAAAAGGCCGTGGCTCGCGTCCCTTCAAGGAGGTGGAGAAACGAGTTAGTCACGGCTTGTTGGTTCTGGCAGGACTCCCTGGCGGGCATAACCATTATACTACTATTCCATCCCCGCAAACGTATCCTCCACCATGGAGCCGAGCGAGGCATCGGTGGCCGTCTGCTCTCCTATAATAGAGTCCATGCCCAGACCGCCAGCGAAGGCGGGTTCGACCAGGCTGCCAGCCCCAGCACTTAGCACCCGACTCAGGGCGATGCGGGCATAGGCGGTGGCGAAGGGGAAGTCGGACTCCCGATTCTCCTTTTTAAGCCAGGTGCTTTTAGTACGACCATCGAGTTCTTCGGTGGTGGTGCGGTAGAGGTTCTGCCATTCGGCAATGTAGTCTTCTAGTTCACTGGGTCTTTCTCTGAACATCAGCTTGGTGTCGGCGATCTCCTGGGCCAGTGTATCCAGCAGCCTGGTACGATCTGCGAAGACGATGTTCTTCTTCCAGGTGAGAATGTCCATGGTGCGACTCTCTTTGAAGTAGCACATATAAAACTTGTCGGGGTACTTCTCGGCCAGGTGCTTGGGCATAGTGGGGTAGGGCATGGCGTCCACCACCACCGTCGCCTGCCACTGGAGCATGAGGTGTTCGACCTCCTCCCAGCTCTTTACTTTCCTGTGGTCGAATACCCCCTGGGGCGTCATGGCCACGACATGCAGCTCACTCGCTTTCTGGTCAACCCCCATGGCGACATTGACGGGCTGGATGCTGGAGGGTGCCGTCGCCCTCAGAATCGTCTCGCGGTTGACCACCAGGTCTGAGGGAGTGAAGGCTTCCCCGAGGACGAAGTTGTGAAAGAACTGCTCGTTAGACTCCTCCCGCTGCTCCATGATTCTTTTAGCCGTGACATACGGCACCATCACCTGGCTCAGCCAGTAGCCATGACTCTCCCGACTCGGGAATTTCTGCACCCACTCGCCGTTCTGGCGGTCGGCATCGCTCAGTACCTTATGGCAATTGCCGCAGTTGAAGGTCTTGGTCTCCTGGTCAACGTAGTGGCGTTTGTCATCGTGCGGCTCGAAGCTGATAAACCACTTGTGCGAGCAGTACTGGCATTTAACGAACCAGTGACGCTGATCCGACTCATTATATAAGGCATCTATTCCGAACCCGATACCGCTGGGGTTACTGAGCCGCCACCTGCGGGGGTTGTCACTGGCTTGTAATCTGGAATCGTAGGTATTGACCACCTGC